CGATACCTCCGCGAGACTCACCGAACGCCGAGACATACAGCGCGAGGCCATCGACCACGGCCACGCGCACTACGACCCCCGCGATGGTTCGTTTACTTGGAACGCACCCGACGAGTGCGGGCAACAGGAAAGGCAGGCCGCAGATGAGTAACAACGACGAGCAACTTGATGGAGCTATCCGCACGATTGAAAACGTCGCGGGCTTTACTGAACCCGACACCGGCGTAGGTGATGCGTGGGAAGTCGTCACAGCAAGGCTTGACCAACTCACCCGCCTGCGTGCCATCGTCGAAAAGCTGCCAAAGACGGCTGACGGCGTGCCGATCGTTCCGGGGATGTACGTCTATTGTGCGTTCCGCACAGGCACAATTGACGGTCGCGTAGCAGGCGCTGATTTACTCCGTGTCCGCGTTCAATACGGACACCCGATTGACATAACTGATGGCGGTAATGTAATGGCGGATGAAAGCGACCCGTACACGACGGCGCTGTACTCCACCCGCGCCCTTGCCAAATCCGCCGCGCGCGATGCGAGGGGGGCGTGAACGTGGCAAGTAATTCACCCACACAGCGCACTCTCGCATACTTCCGCGACCTTGGATTCAAGGTGCAGGTGGTCGAGCGGTGGTGTCAATACTCCCGCAGGCGCATCGACCTGTTCGGCTGCATCGACATTGTCGCGGTGCGTGAGGGTGTTGGCGTGGTCGGTATTCAGGCGTGCGCTGGGTCGAGTCACGCGGCACGCAGGACGAAGGCGCTGGAGCAAGAGGCGTTGCAAGACTGGCTCAAGGCAGGCGGGAGGTTCGAGGTGGTGTCGTGGGCGAAGCGGGGGGCGAGAGGCAAGCGGAAAGTGTGGACGGTGAGGCGAGAAGAACTGACAATAGCCGACCTTTAATTCTACATGGAGATTCTTGAAATGGCTGATTCTGGCGTTCGACGCTGTAGGGGTGGTGGGCATGAGTGTTGGGTAAAGTCGTGTGACGATAGTGAGGTCAAGCACATCATTGCCACCGGCAAAAACCGCGAACTAATTGCGGTTATCGAGCATCTGTCCGCGTGCATCATGTGTGCTGTCCGCTGGAACCATGTTCCGAGTGGCCTATACGCCGAAATATTGAGTCGGATAGCCCCGGAATCGCTAGATCGGCTACAAGAGATTGGGAATGTGAATCTTGATTATGGGTATTTGTATAAACTGGAACGCGCTGATCGTGATCGTCGTATAGAGGCTGAGGTCGAGGATAGGCTTCGCGCAATCAGCCGTCACACCGCAAACGCAATCCAGATACGCCCTGACCCCAAAGCCCCGCCGTACTGGTCAGATGCGTATCCCCCAATCCCCCCACTCCGGCTTCCAGCGACTTGCGATGGCGATGGGCTTCCTGAATCATCTGGTGTTTATTTTGTACGCGACGAGTACGGCGATATTGTTTATGTGGGGCAAAGCATAAACCTCAGTAAGCGGGCGACCCTATCACATCCAAATATTTTTGATGGAGAATGGGTTGGATACCTTGAGTTTCCCGCCGCAACTCTCTTGTACGCCGAGTCTTTTTATATTGGCGTGTCCAGACCACCCCGCAATTTCGGGGCGTTCCAGTCAAGGCTTGCGGAACGAGAAGAATTGGAGGCGGTCGGCCTTTGAATTGATCGTTGCTGCAAAGGTGTAGTTTACTTATGATATTACTGCAAAGCTAAACCCCAAAACAGGTAAGGAACCCGTCATGGCCAAGTCAACCGCCGAAGTCAAACCCGGATACAAAACAACTGAGTTCTGGCTTTCTGTCGCAGCCACCATCGTTTCAGCCCTCGTCGTGAGCGACCACTTCGCAGCAGGGTCGCCACGCGAGAAGATCGCCGCAATCCTCGGCGCGGTGCTTGTGGCGATGGGGTATCAAGTCAACCGCGGCGGGGTGAAGCGGGCGGCAGGTGGGGCATTGGTCATTGCCCTCATGCTCCTACCCTCCCTGTCAATCGTCGGTTGCGCGCCAGCATCAGCAACCAACACAACCCCGCAGGCCGCACGCCAAGCCACCCCGCAGACGGGGCAACAGCGAGCGGGGCAGGGTGATAACAATGTAGCGGCTGCAGCCGGCGGCGCACAGGCGGGTGTGGGTGATAAGCCAAACCGTAGGGCGGGTGATACACCCGGTCAGGCTTCCGTAACATGGTCGGTCGATGAGAATGGCAAGGTCACAGGATCGGCCAGCGGCCCTATCGAAACCCTCATCATCGCTCAAAACGCCGAGTACAGCCCTTCCGCCAGCGCCACAATCAGTGGTTCTACCGAAGGTACAACGCAGGGCCAAACGCAAACCCCTACTCAATCGCCCACCCAAGGCAATACCACCAACCAAACCCCCACGGCAACCGCCAACCCCAACATCCCTGTTGACGTGAACGTGACGCCGGGAAGCGGCGGCTAACCCATGACGCTATCCACCATCGAACGTGAAGCGGTTTGGATTGGCCGAAGTGCCGACTATGCCCTTATGCGCGGGCATGGTGATTATAAGCAGGATCGCAAGTCGGTTATCGTCGTGCTGACGGATGAGGCAACCAACGAGCAGTTACTTTCAGCCATCGACCATGTAGCAAATGTATTGCATGGCAAGCCGAAACCTACCAGCCCGGAGGTCCAAACGTGAACGTCAGCGTACTTGATGGAAAAACCATGATTCCTATTGGTCTTGTCTGTGGCGCGATTATCGTTGCCTTCGGCATAATCAATCCAATAGTGTCAGCAGCAATTGACTCGGCGCGTGACGACGCGACAATTGCAACGAAGATTGATATGACACTAGCGGATCACTCCAAGCGGATAAGCAAGGTCGAGCAGCGGCAGGAGTACATCTACAACGCCACGATCCGCATTGAAACACGCCTCGGCACGCTTCCAGATGCAATGACGAAGTAGCTTCTTACTTCACCCCATACAGCTTAAACACACCCGACTCCACATTCCCGCTTGAAAACAGGAACTGGATGCCGGTGATTGCAACTGCGGTGAGGTACGCGCCACCAAACGAGAGGATCAGGGGTGTGCCTGCACCTTGGATGCAGAAGGTTTGACCCTCGGCGAACTGGAATGTAGTTGTGCCGGCGGGGTTGTGGATGCGAGCCACACCAGATAGACCTTCGGACGTATCGCTACCCACGGTGTACGTCGCGTGAGAGAGCGATATGGCGGTGTCTGCGGTGTCAGTGCCATTTCGTGCTGTACCATCACCACCCGTAACAGCCCATGCGTAGTCAGATGCACCAGACTTCCACGTACTGCCCGCGTCATCTGAAAACCGCATAAGCAACTGCACCGCGTCAGTCGCGGGTACGACGTTACTGAGGACAACGAGGTACGTCCTGTACGTCGAACTTATGCCAGTGGCGAAGTCGATCGTGGCGGTGTTGGATGCCGTGACGGTTTCGATGAGGACAAGGCTTGCGCCCTGCGCGCCAGTCAACCCCGTGATCTGCGAACCGTCCGCAGCCGGGTAGCCCGTGGCGTCCATAACGGGTACGTTTCCATTGGCCACGCCCGTATCCACCAGCGAGGCAGAGCCGAGATCGCTGTTGAGGGGTACGTCGCCAGCGTCGGTCCCCGTATCAACCACCGCCGCCGTACCAAGCCCAAGCGAAGTCCGGGCTTGCGTTGCTGTTTCCACAGCCCACGCATCACTTGCCGCAACGAGGAACTTATCATCACCAGTAACCGTAGGCAGGTTGCCGCCACTCACTTCCGCAGCCTGCAACTGCTGCAACGTTACGTAGTCCGTAGCCGCTGTTGCGTCCGCGCCATTTGTGATGCGTTTGGAGTCGGCATCCCATGCGCTGAGGTCAGTGGCCGAGAGGGACATGAGTTGTGTCGCACCAACGTAGAAAGCCGCACCACCAGTCCTGGTGAAAGCCTGCTGCGCCAGCATCGTGAGCCGGTCGAGGGCTTGCTCATGCGTCTCGGCGGGGAAGTCGTCATTCTCCACGTAGTCCACACCCTGGGTAGGCGTCACCCACCTGTCGATGTGGATCGTCTCGCCAGAGGCGGGGGCGGTGAGCATCGTGACCGTACCGCCCGCCAGATTGCCAGCGCCCGTCACGGTGTAATGGGTGGTGAGGGTCTTGATCGTGGGTACGCTTGTGGAGTCCACCACCACGTAAACCACCAAGTCGCCGTCGGCGAGGAAGTAGTACGGGACGGAAAACGCCACGGTCGCGCCATCGCCTGCGTAGCTGACGGTACTTGTGGAACTGGCAACGGTCATGTTAAATCTCCAAATCAATCAAGGGTCGCGTTTTGCCTGCGCTTCGCGGCGTTGGTGTCTTTTTCTCTTACGTGTTTGTAAACCTTCATGCCTTCACGGATCGGGTAAAGCGGAACATTGCCAACCCAGATGGCAGCAAGGTCGGCTGACAAGATTACAATCTTGGGTAGCATATCTTCGATATCTTCTTCGCGCTGCATACTGTCAATCAAGCCCCGTGCGCGTTCCTGTGCTCCCTCGATAAAGGAGATGTGCGGCGATACTGCTGGTGCGTGGCTCTGGCTACCGCGAAAGACGAGAGCGCTTAATATCGTTGCCGCCATATCGCCGAACAGCACATTGCTTGCCGCTGTTTCCGCAACCCGCTGCGCCAACGCCTTTAGCCGATCTTCCTTCTCATCTTCATTATCCCAGTCGAAAAGGCTGGCAATGCTGGCGACGGTGATAGACGATAGGACGAAAACGTTGGTCATCGTCGCAACCCACCTACGCCTTGACATTTGCCCCCTGGACATCTGAATCGTCGAACGTATCGCAATGTCAATGTGCTTCGACCGCTGCGAACGGAAGGCGTTTACGATCTTGGCTGATCCATGCGCCCGTGACTCAAGAGCCAACCCGCTGACATGCAATGGGTCAAACGTCGGTTGTGTTCGGCGAACAACACGGTTGGCAATTTCCGCAACGCGGGCAAAGTATTCATCACCGTTGATCTTCCCCGTTTCTTTTGTCGCCTGAAACTCTGCCGCTTTCCAGATGGTTCGGATTGCCGCCGCGTCAACTGCGTGAATCCATGCGAATCCAATTTGGCGTTTGGGATGCACGCCATGCAAACCCACGTCGCTGTCCGCACCTTCATGCACCAGATACTGACCGCTGGCCGCAGCACGAGCGCGAAGTGGAGGGGAATAACGGTTGATGCGATCATCAATCCTCTTGTCGGCTATCGCGCCTGTGGCGATTGCCCTCGACAAATAAATCGAACTGATTTCAGACTCAGCCGCAGCGATTGACGAATACTGGTATGCGGCGATTCTCGGATTAACGATCAGGAGTGAACTGGTTATGTTATTGGCGACAAACCGCACCGCCGGCTCCCAAAACGACAGATTCTTTTTCGCTCCGATGTTATGTTCAGCGAGCGTGTCGAACGTCATAAGGACTCGCCTCACAAGACGCTGCCCACGCTTCACGTTGTTCAGTTCGGGCGATATGGATTCGAGAAGTCGCGTAGCGGTATCAATCGCCTCAGACATATGCGCGACGGCAGTAGTCTTTCGAGCATGATTCTCCGTTGACATTACGAACGAGCCGATAATGACAGGGCCAGCCGGTCCACTACGCCTCTGGATAACGCTGGCCTGTTCCAGCATCCTTACATCCATGAGTTTTGACGACCCGAACGGGATCGGATCACCATCTTTGAGGGATGCACGCGGGAAATAGGTGTCGTCTTTTGTAATATCTCGTCCGAGATTTGCAAGCGACCAATCAGCGATGAGCTTCTTTAGCGGCCCGTTCATATACTCGACAACCTTCCTGACATACCCACGCTCTGCTTCGGTCAGGAAGGATGTGTCAGACATAATGGTGGCGATATCTTGATCGCTCAGGTGAATCGTGCGGGTCTTATCTTGGCCCTCGATTACGATGCCCGTACCTCGCTTCACCTCGCCCGCTTCATTCTCGGTGTCCACAACAGCGGCCATCGTGCTTTTATCAAGGAGCGTTGCAAATAGGTGCATCCTCTGGTCAAGGTCCAGCTTTACCTTCTGATCGCCAAACTTCTGCGTCTGCACACTTGATCCGGGAAACCTGAGCCGCGTCCACCGCTTGTAAAGATTGCCAGTAGTTTTGTTAATCCTCGCCCACGCAGGCGTACCCGGAGCCATGCCCGCAGACTTCAAAGCGCTGATGATGAAGTCTTGGAACTTGGCAAGGTCCGCCTCTTGTGCGTCCTGTCCGGCGACGACGTTTTCGTAGATAACTTTGCGGAAGGTTTCGCCAACCATGATGCCGAGCGTATCCATCGTGGCGTGCGATTCCACGCTCGCAACAGCGTCGAGTATCTTCGTACCCCTTAAAGACTCAAGCCTATCGTCGGACGGGTCAACCTTCCGCTTTTTGAGTTTGCTGATTTCGGCAATGAGGGCTTTTTTGAGTTTTTGAAGTTCTACCTTTTTCCCAAGAATGATCGCCCTTTGCTCTCGGTCGTTCGCCGCAACCAACTCGGCAAGGCCGTTGGCAAGTTCCGTCATGCCATCCGTACTGCCGTCCTTGGTGTCATAGGCTTCAACCTTTTCCAGAAGTTCCTCGACCGCCTTCTTTCGCTCTGGCGTGAGCATGGTTTTGGGCTTGGCCGACTTTGCCGCAGTTTTCATCTGGCTTACCGCGTCCTTGCGGGCCAGCGTTTCAAGTTTCCCCTGAATCTTCTCAATCGCCCTCTCTAATCCGGGCCGAGTCTTGATATCCCTCACATCCTTGAGCATCTCACCTTGAATCTCTTTGGGGAGTAGGCGCTCGGTGATATCCACAAGTTCAGCGCGAAGTCCGTTCAGCCGAGCCTCACGATCTTTCGCAAACCGCTTGACCTCGTTAATAGCCGCTTTTGCTTTCGCACGCTCTGTTTTGCGTGTGGCGAGCTCCACCTGACGCGCCGTTGTCTGTTGCCGGGACAGAGAGGCCCGTAGAGCCTGCCTGTCTGTAATCGTGGCTCTTTCCTTGGATGGAACTATGCCGAGCCTACGGAGCGTGTCTGTGGGCTTTTCGCTGAGGCGTGGTGAACGCTGCTCGTCTGCGGCGGCTTGCCCCTTGTCGGCCCGCTTCTTTTCAGAGATGTTCAGCTTTGGTTTTACCGACTCATCAGCAGCGGCAGCGGCTTCATCAGCGGCAATACCAACCTCAATCCGCTCAAGGATGAACTGCCAATTAGACCTGTCGTCATCGGTCAGGCGATCTTCGAGGGGTACATCCGAACCTTCCGCCCTGTCCGCTTCATCCTGCTCAAGCAATTCCTCAATTTTGGCAGAGGATTCTCGCTTTTCCTCGATGGACATGCCTTCGATAGCTTCGGTTACATCAACCTCGGTCGTGGTGTCGGCGGCGGTATCTGGCGCAGACTCATTCAGCGCATCAGAGATATTTTGTTCGATGTCTTTGGAGGCGTCAGCGTCACCACCCGAAAACGTGGTGACGGAAGCGCCAACGCCACCGCCAAGACCACCTGCAAGTGTTGACTCAAAAGCACCACGCGGGGTTATGCCGTGATCGAGCCCGGCGACAAGGCGCGTCACGCCCTCCAAAAACATCTGCGAATCTTCTTCGAACATTTCGCCCGCGCCACCGCGAAGCACGCGGTTGGTGAAAGCCCAAAAACCCTTACCTGGAACCTCAGTGAACTGATGGGGCAAGATGCCGCGTTCCAGCACACCTGCGATAATGCCATACGCAACAGCGCCACGACCCGCAACAATCTCGGCTTCCTCTTTCGGAACGCCCTTTTCGATAAGATCGTCGCGCATAGACTTGTACGTGCCACCCATTTCAGAGGCGGTGGTCATTGCGGCAGCAACGGCGAAGCCAAATTGCCTTGCCGCCTGCTGCGACATACCGGGTACGGCGGCAGCTTTTGACATGCCACCACCAATCAGTATCGACATGGCGGTGCTTGTAATAAGTTCGGGCGCTTGGTTCTGCCACCATTCAGGGCTTTCCATCGCCTCTTTTACGGAATCCCACCCTTGGCCTTCAATCACCGAAGCGGGGTCGGGCGCAAGGTGGCGAGACTCACGGATGCTGCTGTACAGATCAGCCCGCTTGTTGGAAGTGTCGCGTATATAGCTAAGGACCGGCTCAACAAAAAGCCGCAAGGCAGAACTGATCCTGTTGATCGGGGTTTCCCGTGGGTCGTCCCGAATCATCCGGGCTATCGCAAGATCGGCCTCACTCCCACCACGACTTACTGCTGATGCTGCGGCTGCTGGCTGTCGGGCCATGCCCTCAATAAAACCAATCGTGCCGCGAGCAACGCCACGCGAGATGCCGCCCATAGCGCCAACCGACTCCTGCTTTCGATACCGACGTATCATGTCCTGCTCGATGGGAAGCGGGGGATCGGTGGGCTTTGGCTCGGCTTCCTGCGCAGACGCCGGCTTTTGGCCAAGAGCTTTTGCAAAAATATCAAGTTCGGTTTGGCTGGTTGTGGCTTGGGTCATCGTATCCAACCGTATTCAGCGAGTATCGGTCTAAGGTATTCTTCAAGCTCTGCCACATCTTCTTCATTGTCAAGGTTTGGCTGTCGGCCATGTCCGCCCAAAGACGAGAACTTCTCTTTCGCAAGTTCCATCATCCCGCTAACAATAGAAGCGTCAACATTCTGCGGTGTTTTGTCACCGTACTCCGGTTGCCAGTAAAGCTGAGCGTTCGGCATACCGTCCGTTTTGGAGATATGCTTTTGAAATTTTCGCTCGATTTCTTCAAACCCGTCATCGCCACGACGTAGGACGTTGTTTGGAGATGCAGTCGCCACATTCCACTCCATCGCAGCGGCAAGGTTTCCGTCGCCGTCGAAGAATGGCACTTGAGTCCTGATACCCTCCCGGTACGAAAGCCAGGGGCGGTCGTCTAATCCATCCCTGACATATTGAGTTAGCCAATTTGGCGCGTCGCTAATCTCCGCAATCGAAGCCTCAAGCCTCGCCACACCAACTTCGTCTGGTGCAGCGGAAGTGCCGACGCCGAACAACTCAGCCCTTGCAGGCACGTTTTGCCCCGTGGCATTTTGTAGGATCAGGAAGTTACCGAGGAACGCGGTGGCGTCACTGGTCGCCTTTGAAATAGCTTCCTCTGTAATCTCTGCGCTTTGGCCAGTTTGATCTATCAACGCCAGCGTAAACCTCGCACCAAACTCTTTCTTTTGCTCGTACAAGAGCATCGTAATGTCTCTGCCGTAGGCGTTCTTTACTGCGGACAAGACGTTGATCGCGTTGCCGCCGTTCAATTTCTCAACGCCGGTCGATAAGAGTGCCGCCGATTTCTCAGAAATTGACGCGGCTTGCGGGGTGACCAGCTTATCGAGAACCGCACTAATCGCTTTCGGGTCTTTCATGTTTCGCGTGAGATAGAAAGCATCCTCTGCGAGTTTTCGGTTTTCATTTTCGCGCAACAGTTGACGCGCCTGATTGTGGTTTTTTTCATCAATCGCGTGCATAACAGACGCGAAGCCTGGGAGGTCCGCGCCGCCCCGCGTCCGGTCGTTTAATTCTCGCATGAGTGCTGGCGATTGGCGAAGCCCCGCCTCGGCGGTATCTGCGGCTACGGACTCAACGCTCTCACCCCTTGCCACACGCATCCTGAAAAACTTATCAAGAACATCGCTCGTAATTGGAATACCGTCGATCGACTCGCCCTTTTGCATACGGGTGTCAAGTTCCATCGCCAGGTCGTCCGACTCCTGCGACCGCTTCACTACCGCTTCGTATGTCTTGCGATGTTTGTTGACTTCGTTGCGAGCGTCAGCCGTGGTAGGCATTGCATCGACGATTGCCTCGAATCGGGGACCGTCGCCGTCTGCCGCAGCGTCCTCAAGTTCGGGAGTAAGCACTTCGATCAGCACTTCGTTTCGTGTTCCGGCATCAGAGAGGATGCGCATTTCTGCGTCGAACATTTGCATCGACTCATTGAAGTCCTCGGCGGCGAACTTCTTGGCAGAGAACACATGGCTCAATCGCTGTCGAAGGTCGTTGGTGGCAGCACCGACCGCGTGTTCAGAGACGGAATCAAGACCCTTCTTAGCCGCGTCCTTCACGCTGCGGATATCATGCCCGCTCAAATACTTCATGCCCTCGTCGCTCGATGCAAGGGCTTCCGCCGATTCATATTGGCCTGTGTCGAATAGAAAATCAATCTTGGCGCGTAGCAGCTTGGGCTTAATGCTTTTTCGCAGATCATCCACCACATCCTTGCCAACCTGCCCCTCAATCAGCGACAGGTGTTCATCGACCATTTTGGCGGCGTCGTCGTATCGCATCGTGTCGTCTTTGCCAAGACGGTCGGCCAACTGCAATCCACTTTCCTTTACCGTGTCGATGCTTTCCTTGACAACTCTGCCTGCCGATTCGCGGCGAATGCCAATCTCACGCCGCTTTGCTTGGTCAGCGAAGCGGTTGATCATTGCGTCCCGCAACTCTCGATCTTCAAGATTGTCCAAACCCTCGATAAATGAGCCGATTTGCTGGCTGTAAACCGAAGATGCCTGCGATGGGTCTGCCTCTTGCGATGCCGCCCACGCAGCGTCGTCCGCTTCGAGGAATTGAAGTTGCAGTTTGGCAGCGGCGTTTGCCTGCTGCGTCTTTTTGATACTGAGCGCAAACCGCTCTCCCGCATTCCCAAGCTGTGCGATACCCTGGCCAAGAGCGACGCCAGCCTGCCCCGTGTTCACATTGGTCTGAATGTCAGCAACGATAGGAACACGACCAGGCGCGTGAGAGGTTGACGATGCAAATGCGGGGATTCTGGCCATTAGTAAAGGCTTCCGTGTTGGGCCTCTGGAACATAAAAGTCTGATGACGTACCCGGCGATTTCTTAAATGCCCCTGCCTGCGCGCTGCCAAGGAGTGAAGTGCCAACACCCGCAGCGCCGCCGATAAGTGAGCCGATGGCTGACGATCTATTGGAGTCGGCCTGATTCTCGAAGTTACGTGACCTGACCGCACCACCGTATCGAACGGCCAGAGCGTCCAGTTCCGCCTCCATCGCCTGATCGCCAAGCACTTCCAGCGGCGTCCCTGTTGCCTGCACACCTGCTGCGCCGTAGGCCGCACGAATCGACCCCATGCGTCGGGCGCGGTCACGACGTAGGCGTTGCTCCTCAGCCCGCGCCGCCGCACTTGCAGCGTCCGCGTTCGACTCGGCTACCTTGGCTTGCTGCTGATAAGCGGAGTAGGAAGCGATGGCGCTAATGCCGGTTCCTGCCGCTGCCGCAATCGCAAATATTGTCACTGGAGCCATATCAAACCCTCGCATACATCTGGTAATCTGTACCGTCAGGGCCGAAGCGACTCATTCGCCCCTCAGCCTTAAATCCCAACATCTTCGCCCACCGATGGCCGGCGTCAAAGTTTTGTTTGACCGTCGTTTCAATCCTGACGATGCCCGCGTTCTCAAGGAAATCAGACACCCGGCGGTGAATCCAAAGCATTTCCGTTCGGCTGACGGGGCATCCCATGAGTAGCCACGCCTCGGCGCGTGTCTGCCAATGGCGAACGATGCCAGAGCAAACGATAATCCTGCCGTCGTGCCTGCCGGTGAAGCAATCGCCGCCGCTTGCCGCCGCCTCCCACACTTTCGGGTCGCTCGGAACCTCCATGTAGGATTGCAACTGAATCTCACCTGCGTCGCTTGGCTCGAATTGTCGAAGGTCAAACTCCGCCAAGGTCAAACTCCCATACGATTGAAAGAACGGTCATTGGTAACGGCTGATCTTGCGTCAAGGTCAACATCACCCCTCGGCTCATTGATGAGTTTGGGGCAACCGTCTTATATCCAGAGAACAACGGCGTTCCAGCGTCCATCGGGTCGTCAGAACTCCTGAACTTAATGATATCGAGTGTTTCTGCCGTGTCACCAATCTTGGCGCCAATGGTTTCAAAGAAACGGATTGACGCCTTGTAGACTCGGCCAATCTTACCGCGTGAATCCATCACCGTTGACTCAGGGTGAATCGGCATTGATTGAAGCGTCGATGTGTAGGGCAAGCCGACCTGCACAGTGGAGTAGGTGTCCTTTAACGTGATACTTCCGCTGCTCACGGTTCGGGCAGGGTGAACCGCACCATCGGCAAGGATTGTCACAGACTCGCCTTCAAGGTGGTCAAGGCCGGTGATCGTGTCCGTCGCGGTACTGTCGTAGGTCAGGGAACTATCAACGAAAATCGCATCGTCAACGTCGGAGGCCACGCCGTCGAAGTCGGACGTGAGGTATTCGACGTATCGAACCGTCGCCCCGTTAATCGTCCGCTTCACGATCATCCACAACTGATCTTCGTTGCCTTCGCGGATCGAAACGATCGACTCTACCGCCGGCTGCGATGCTCCCGTCAAAGTCCCACCGATGACGTGGCGATGCCACCCCACAACCTCTTGCTCTCGCTCGTAGGTCATGCCGAGTAGTTGGCCGTCCGCACGCGCAAGCCACAACACGCTGTTTGGCTCATGCTGATAAGCCGAGTCAACCACGCCTCCGGTAGTGATATGCTCGGAAAGGATGGTCATGTCGGGTGCGATGAACTGATCGGCGTCGAAGCTGAACGCCAGTTCACGCACCACCTGATCCCCGCGTTGGACCATGAGAATTGAGGGGCCGACTTCATGCGACCTGATCGTGTCGCTGACGCCGTAGCTGCTCTGCTTAAACACCGCGAAGTTGGTCGGGCTGATCGGGTCGAAAGCGGCGGTGGACTTACCCACCCACGGGCCACCCTGCGTACCGATCAAAATGCCGCGTGCGTTGCTGCTCAAGGACCGGATGGCGTTCACCTGGTTGGCGCTGATCGTGTACGTGACAGCATCATCGTCGGCCACCGTACCATCCGTCTGCGAGGGCTGGAAGTTGACGAAATCACCCACCACCGAACCCCACAGGGTTTGCGGGTGGTTGTCGCTGCCGCCGAAGTAGAGGCGTTCCTGGTGGAAGCTGCACACCCACGGCCAGCTTGTGGTGTCAGACCATGTTCCAAGTCGCCACTCGGTTTTCCCCGTTGTCCCGCCAAAGTTCTCCGCAATATCAACCACCACCACCGTCGATGAGGTTCGGGACGTGATCTGCGCTGCACCCCACGTCGAGGTGTGCTTAATCCTGATCCATCGGCCAACATCGGTTGTCTTGAACCCATCGCCCCCATTGATGCCCGTCGTGGCTGACGCGGTGATATTCACGCCCGTTCCAGAGGTCGCGGCAGGTGTCAGGGTGGTGGTTGTGAGGTTCACATCGAGGTATGGGCCATCGGTGAAGTCAAACTCCGCCAACTCCCAATCCGTGTCACCGTTCCTGCGAAGTTCACGCGGGGAATAGTCGGGGTGGCAGAGGTAGAGGATATCCGCGCTCTGTGTGTACTTGATTTCGGCGAGTTCGGCGGAAGTCCATGGACTACTGATTTCATAGGGGGCAACCACAGTCCCGCCACTCGAATAAGAGCCGGGGTCGGACGCTACCGCGTATTCGATCGTCGTTGAGGTTACGGCGGTGATAACCTTCGTACCGTTGTAGCCTGACGGGTCAATACTGGCGACTGTGACGGTCGTACCGACGAGCATCGTGTGCGCGGCAGATACAGTCACCGTTGCCGTACCACCGCTCCACGTCGCTCCTGTGACCGTGTGAGACTTTGTGAGTTGCCCGCTGCTGCGGTAGAAGCGAATCGTCTGATCGCCAAACTCAAGAACGTAGGTCTGATCGACAGAATACTCAAAGCCAATCAGCCGTGTGGTGTCGGACGAATCCCTCACTTCGCTGACGTACTTCGTACCCGGACGACGCATTGCCCCGCCATGCTTCTGACAGATGATATTTTCAACCGTCTTGGCCCCGCTTTGAACCTTGGCAATGTCAGTACGACCGAACAGCCGGGGCGATAGTTCGCCAGCGGTGAAGTTCGTTTGTACTTTCGTTGATCGCGTCAAGGTTAAACCTCAGAGATTGCTCGATAGTTCGAGTCTTGGCCATGTCGTGCATCGAGCCACGTGCTGCTTGTGATCTGGTCGATACCTGATTCGCGGGAGTCGGCGTACTGCGCCTCCTGAATCTTCTCGTTGGCCATTTCAGCCATTGCTCTTGCCATTGTCTCACTACCGCCGATGGATTTGGCAATCTCCGACGCGAGTTGAGCCGAAATCGCCTCTGTGAGAAGCGAATCCATAGCAGATACGTCGGTGATTTTGTAGATGTAAATGATCTTCGCCGGGTTCACATTCGTCAGGAACTTGCGCCCCTCGACCTTGTACGGCTCGTCCAACTCTTGAAGTTGCACCACGCGGAGGAAATCAGCAGGGAGTTGGTAAGCGTAGGTGTAGCCGAAAGCAGGTACGTCCGTTCCGGCCAAAACTGCGCCAAGGTCAACCCGCTTCGTAGCGCAGTTCCAAGGGTGGCGGCGGAGAATGGCGTCGCGGACGGAGGCGTAGCGGTGGTTGCACACCCTGGCAGACTTGGTTTCGTCCGTCAAGGAGGCGATTGTGGACTCACCAACCATAATCAAGGCCGCATTTGCAATATCGACTTCACTGGACGCCATGTGCCGCCTCCAATCTTGATAAGAGTATAACGCATGAGGAGCAAAAAAAAGACCCCCGACCATTTAACAGGCCGGGGGTCGAGCAGAAAACAGGAATCTTTCGACCCGCTGGATCAATCGACCGTGTATTCAACGATCATGGTCACATCGCCTGCTGCCGCGGTTGCAGCGACAGTCTCGATCGTGATTGCGATGTCGAGCAAGCCGCCCGGATCGGTGGTGAGAACGGCGTCGCCGTCTTGCCACACCTTGTTAGCGACTTCGTTGATGTTGCGAGCCTCGAACATGAGTTCGACGCCGGCGGTGTTGGCCGACTGCAACGTGGTGATGAGCGACGCATAGCAATCGCGGTCTGCGACCGTACCATCGGGCTTATAGAGGCCCACGTCGGCGACCAACGTCGGCGTGGTGTGTGCGTCGAGGTCGTCGTTAAAGAGCCTGATGCTCTGGATGACGGCGTTCGACGGGACACGAGCCATCACGATGATATCGTCATCGTCAATGTCGCCTGTGCCGAGCGCGATGGTGCTTTTGACCGTTCGGACGCGCCCGCCTTGGACGGAAACAGAGTTCGGTACGGGCGGGTTGGCGACCAAGTTGGTCACTGTGTCTGAGTAAGTGGTTCCCATTGGGGATTGCCTTTCTGAACGGGGTTAATGTGCCTCATACGAGTAAGCGGGGTTCAGTCGAACGGGTCTTACGACTCATCGCAACTGATTTGGACGACGTATTCCTCTTGCAGTCGGACAGCGCCGAACGACATGCAGAGGTAGGCGTACCACGAAAAGCGCTTGTCGGCGCGTTCCGCGACGCGGGCGGTAACATCCATGCCGACGCCCAACTTCACGCCGTTACGATGCCATGCGAGGCATTGACGGGTCGTGCTTGATGCGGGCAGGATGCCGGACGAAATCCGGTGGAAGTTGAAGCCGAGGTATTGGTTGATTTCACCATTGACCAAGGCTTTGACCGTGTTGTAGTCCGAGCTTGTGACTTCGGGGTCTTGCAACAGATCGTGGAGTTGGGTTGCGGTGACCGCGATGTGGCGGTTGCCGTCATCTTCCGGCACTTCATCATCGTCCATGATCGCCTTGGCGCGACGAAGTTTGCCGACCGTGAGGCCGCTGTTCGCAGCCGAGCCGGTTTCAACGTAGTTGATGGCAACCTTGTTGGCCGTGGCGAGGGTGTTGGCCGTTGCCCCGGTGTGGCCGGAGTAGGCCGTGCCATTCATGGCGGTGAGGATGATGCTGTCGAGTGACCGACCGAAAGCCATGCGTGCGTTGGTGACGTAGGGGTTGGTCGGGTCGATGAGGGTGCGAACACGGTCGAGTTTGTCGATCATGTCGCCCCACTCCTTGTCCTGCAACACGCATTTCCTGCGGTCATGCGGCGTACTGACGAGGGGGGAGTCGCCGTGACGGCTCGCAACGTCTTGAACTTCGGTAGCACCGATCTGTTCAAACCATGCGGTATCGCCGGTGACGGATTCTTCCATCACGTAGGGGCGGATTTTGGAACCGCCAGCTTGGAGTTTGAGGTCAACGGCAGATTTGAACTGCTCGACGAAGGCTGTGGTAATTTCAAAAGACACTGTGAGTTTCCTTTCACGAAACAACGGGGGATTCCGTATGCTTCGGAAGGGCTACCCACACAAACGATGTGGACACTTCCTGTCGTTTTACACCCGGTCGGTGACGCCCTTTCGCGTGGTCAGGCAGGCCCGAAGGTTATCCGCCGCCACCACTATAACTGACACTAAATCTCAAAGTCAAGCGCTAGTTTTCAGGATAAGCCTGCTCGTAGAGTGCTTGGCGTCGTTTCACGGCTGCTGCATGGCCGGGGTGGTTGTCTTGGGTGAGCGCCTTTGTGAACTCCGCATCCATGCCGAGATTGGCCAATTCCGCCTGCGCCTCCGCCGGCGACTTGTCGAAACTCTGCTTTTTGCCGCCCCCGATAACCTCATCTTCGGAGATTGCGCGACCGATCTTCGCCATTGCCTTCACGACGGCAGGGTGATTGGAGAGGCCCGCGCCATCAAGAGCCTGTAAAAGCTCATCGCCGCCAAACTCCTTCACCGCTGATTGAGCAAGGGCGATATTCTGGTCGAACGCCTTACCCCATTCTTTACGAAGGGATTGCTCGGCTTCTGTCCGCTGCTGCTCAATCGTGGACGAGATTGATGCTTGACCGTCCGCGATCTGCTGCGCGTAGGCGCGGTAGAGTTTCGCCGCCTGCGTCTTGCTGAGGCCGAGGTCGTGTGCGATTTCGCCGATCTTACCCTTGTCCGCGTCGGCAATTTCCACACCTTCCGGTAGGTTTTCGGTTGGCCACTCGTATTTGTCGGCTGATTCGGGGCGACCGAGTTTGGCGTAGAAGGCGTCGATTTCCTCTTGCGGCGCGTCACGACCGGGGATCACAACCTTGTCGGCACCGACGAGTTTTTGCGCGTGAACATAGCCCTTTGCAAGCCCCTGCACATCCTTGATCGAGGCCAAGGACGGATCGGCTTTCAGGTCATCGGGAAGTGAGTCGCGCCAGTCGGTGGTTTCCGTAGTTGAAACCGTAGATTCCGTGGATTCGCTGGTTTCGGTTGCTTCTGCGGTCGTTGATTCTTCGCTCATTATGTGATTTCCTGTTTTGCGTAGGTGTATCCGTAACTCTCTGCCATGCTCATTATGCCATCTGACAGGCTTTCGTCAATCTTCTTGAGTATTTCCCACGAAACCTCCGGCACGCCTGCCTTGGGCCTTGTGTTGATATTCAGGGGCAACCTGAGGATGCGGGGGCGTGTTCCACGTGGAACATCGAATATGTTGCACAGGTTGTCATACACCGCACTCCCGAACTTCAAGTCCTCGACGCGGTAGGTCCACGACGCTTTGCTCGCCATCAGGTGGTTAAACCTCATGTAGACGGATGCGGCACGATGGACCTTGCGGAGTTCTTCGTTCGGGTGCAGCTTCGGAGCGCCCACCACCGATTCGATTCGACTGAAAATCCCGTTTTTCAGGGTGAGCATGGAACGGATGCAGGCAATGGGTTCGCGGACCTGGTGTAGCCTGCGCGTGAACTTCCCACGATACTTCGGTCTGTCAAGGAACTCGTACCAATTGCACCCGATCATCCCCCGCTCTCCCACCTTCTCATGCCCCACGTCAACACCGAGCGCGTTGAGTAGGTTCGAGGTGTAGGTGGTTCCAGATCGACCGCTGGATAGTATGCAGATCATACAAACTTCCTTGGTAGTGAACGGTATAGCGGATCACCGCCGAGGGACAGATAAACCGTCGCTGTCACAGTGTCGTCGCCGTCATTCCCGTTCGCATCCGTCACGGTGAGGCGGAGGGTGTAATCGCCTACGGTATCAAAGCTGACGGTTGGTGCTTCTACACTGGTGGCGCTGAATGTCACGGTCGCGCCCATCGGCTCACTCACCACTTCCCACAAGTATGTCGTGATCGCCGACCCGCCCTCAAGAACCGTTGGCCTCATTGTGTAGTCGAGGTCGATTATGGTGTCGATGTGGCGTCCGGCATCGACGGTGGGGCCGATAGTAATCGCCGGATTCATCACTGTGAAGGCGAAGCCTACGGGGAGTGGGGAAACGGTTTTATCCACTGAAATACCGGGGGCAACCGGCGTCATGGTGAATGGTAGCGTGGATGGATCGGGCGATTTACCCACACTGACAGATGGTGTCGGAATTGAAATGCCAAGGGCGAGGGGGGATGGGGAAACACCCTTATCCACCGAAACCCCTGGCGAAGCGACAGAAATTGAAAAGGTTGTTGGGCTTGGTGCCACGTTCCCGCCAGAGGTTACTCCCGGCGTGTTCACCGTGAAAGCAAACGCCGCGGGCGACGGCGTTACAGTCTTGTGCGGCGTGGCGGTTGGCGATGCGATGGCGAAGCCGAATGTAACAGGGTCGGTTGAAACAGATTTATCTACTGTGGCGGTTGGGGCCGCAAGAGAAAATCCAAACGGTGTCGCTGTCGGGGTTATTGAATAATCAATCTCGACTGTTGGCGTGGTTGGAGAGAACCCGAACGAAATGGCGGCTGGCGTGACGGTGGTTCCAACGGTAATCGACGGCGATTGTGGGGATATGGAGAATGAAATCCCATTTGGCGATACTGCTTTGTCCACAGATATTGCCGGGCTGACTGGCGTGAAGGCAAAGGCGACAGTTGACGGCTCTGGAGAGAAATACTCGTAATAAACCTTGATTTCCGCGTAATCAATATACACGTCTGTGTTTTGGGTTAGCGGATTTGTTACATAGGTTCTAATACCAAAAAGCGACCCTAGCACATCACTTCCGTCAAACCCGGCATTCCAGTCATCCGTACTACTTCCAAATATCTTGGTTTCTACGGATGTTGACCACGTATCATTTATGGTTTTCAAGTCGCCTTGCGGCGTTCCACCCCCATCCATCACCTGAACCCTGTGGTATAACAAGTTTGCGGCAGAGGCATATCTTTCGATCCGAACCTCAATACCAACAACCACCGCGTTTGATGGTATAGATGGCGAACCAACATTGCGACCGTAAAGCCGTTGTGTCCCTTGTCCGATCGTCGTAAGAGTACCCGCGCTCGAATAATTCCCATCATCACTTTGCGCGTAAGATGGGTTGCTCCACGCCAACCCAGACAACTGCGATGTAAATGTAGCAAACGAAAGCCACCCTGTATCAGGCATTGCCCGCCGCCTTTCGGCTTACGAGCCTTGCAAAATACCTTCGGCGTTCCACGTGATCGTGAGGTCGCCACCGTCAGGGTCGAGGGGGAAGCCGCCGGAGTCAATCCATGCGACAACCGGACTGTCGGTGTCGTCGGTGACGTGAATATAGAGCAGAATCCCCGCGATCTGGCGTGTGCCGTTGCCGAGTGTGGAGAACACCTCATCAGCCGCATCGAGTTCGACACGGTTGTTCGCGGCATCGACATTCAACGCTTCGGAATCGAGTGCTTGACGGGAGTAGCCGCTGCCGTCGAACTCGTCGAGCGTGGTGATATCGTCGATGAACTCTGCGTCCACGTCCGTATCGCCGGTGGTGTTGGTCATCAGCAGCGCAGCCCTCACGTCGAGTGAGGCCCAGTTCGAGAAGTTCACGTTGCTGAGAGATTTGTAGAAAAAGCTGTCTGCCATGATAAGTTCCTTGATTCAGATGGTGCGTCGCATACCGACAGCGCGGAGCGGGTCGCTGCTGCCGCCGGCTGTGGTTTTTACAATGTGGGTGGAGTAGGGGGCGGGAACGGTGAAGCCGAAGGGCAGGGGGGATGGGGTGGCTTCGGAGGCGGGGGTTGCCTCATCCATTGGCGGATCACTCGGCGCATCTCCGATAGTGCCGACCTCTGTTGCGGTTCCGCTTCCAATTGCCGCCGCGTGTGGGCCTGCACCGGAGAGATCGTCAAAGTATTGTGTGGGGGAGTAGCCACCGATGTTCGCCCCCGCCGCCATCGCGTCCATGTTTGCTTCTGAAACTTCGGAGTTCCAAAATGCAAAAGGGCCGACGTAGCTGGCTGGGTTGTTGTCGTAGGTGGTCGCGCCTACTCGGACTTCTGTAATGCTATCGAGGTCTGCGGTGAGGCTGAACGACTCCATGTCGGCTCCTCGCCACATCTTGAGGTTTCCCGCTCCGTCAACGGTGACGCCCACAAAGGCCCACGCCGATGCTGATAGCGCTCCGCCGGTGTGATCGTGGGCCTCGGAGTAGCTAATCCAGAATCGGTAGTGGCCCGATTTACTTTCAAGGATTAGGTCAGTCGCCCCCGAAACCTTAGCCATATTGAGGAAGACGGCGCTAGAGCCTGGATAAAACCAACCAGCAAATGAGAAGTTCCTGAGAGAAGTTGGGACGATCGATGATATATCAAAGCCGTCCTGCCCCGCATTGTTGGCTGAAACGCCTGAAACTGTTGTCATGACCAGCCCTCCAGCCTAATAAAACAGCATCAATCTATAAGCGATTGAAAAACTGATGCCTTTAATAATTCCGAAGCAATAAAACCATGCTGACCGGCGGTGGGATGAGATTCAATCCCATACAGCGCTACGGAATCCAGCAGGTCCACCGATTCAAGAGAACACCGATCTGATTCATCCAAAACCAGTCGCGCACCGACTCGCTCGCCCCTTCGTGGCAATGCCACGACAAGGATGCTGGTCTTACTCCGCAAGTGAGATAGCCGATGAACTAGCAAGCGGCCAACGTTAAACGCCACCCGCTCGTCGTCATGTTCGACCTTAGTGCGATGCTCCCCGTAGACACGCCTCCGAAGCGAAGGCGTGAACTCTGACAGATACACGATCAAGTGGCTGTACCCAAAAACCTTGGACACAAAACCCGACTGGCCTATGCTCGGAACGGGGTTGTACTCATGTTTCAGGATGCCGTCTTTGACCGAAAACCACGGCTTGCAACCTTGGAACGATGAGTATTGGCAACGCAGCACGTCGGCGGAGATAATCGCAACGACGAGTATGTCCGGTTGTAGTTGCTCAACCCTGCGTTCGGCTTCCAAGACAATCTGGTCGAAGCCGAAATTAACCACGCCCGCGTTATAGACAGGCAGCGAAAGTTCCCGCTCCAGCGAGGCTGAAAATGTGTCTGCGTCGGCAACCTCATCGCCGAACGTGAACGAATCGCCCACGCAAAGGATCGCCGGGCCGTTCGGTCGTGGCTGTCCATTGGATCGAAACCCCTGGCCGTCGATGTTGTAGGTGACACCGAACCTGTCGTCATATTTCGACGAGCCGGGACTGTTGACCCATCCAGTCAGGCTGTCGTAGCGTGTTGGGCAACCTGCACCCTCAACGGACAGCAGCGTTGCCGACATGACGTGTTGCGTTGAAAACAACCGCCCACGCATCAGCCGCGCCGTTACCTCACCAGTAATCAGTAAAACAAACAGAGACAGCACAACCGCCACGCACGCAAAGGCGACTTTCTTACGAAGCGAAATTGTCCTCGTGTGACCCCTCACACGCGACGCATCGCTCAAGTTGTAAGATTCAATCGTGGTCATGCTCAGATAAACTTCGCTTGGAGTTTGGCGGTGGTGGCGTCACCCGTACCCGCAAGGGCCGTCTTAACGCCGAAAATAAACTCGCTGCAACCGTCAGTATCGAAGGTGTGAACCTTCGGGTCGGGTGCGGTGAACTTGTCCGTACCGTCAGTCAGGTCGGTGGATGCGGTGGTCATCGTTGCTGTTAACGCGGGTGTGGTTTCCTTCGTGTGAAGGGGCATCCACATTTCGTCAGAGTTGTGGCGGCCAAACACCTGAATCACCGCATCGGTAATCGAGGTCAGGCCGTCATCGTACTGCATCCGAACGCGAATCAAAGTGCCTTCGTCCGACGCCTGCACCAGCTTTCGCGTAGACGCGGTGATCTGCGTGGTGGGGTTGGTGATATTGTTTCCAGAGTTGTCCGCATCGTCCATGCCTGCGGCGTCAATCACATCAACCCACTGACCTCGAATACCTGCGGGGTAGACCGTGGCGCGGGAGGCTGTGGAGTCCATGTAATCCTGAATGTCAACCGTTGTTCCAAGTGCCATCGTTATATCCCTTGCTGATTATCTTGCTGTTGTAGGTTTGACCTGTGCCTCTGCAACCATGCGACGCTCACATCCTCGTTGGTCATCTCAATGATACCCATGAGGACCGATCTTCGGCCATCATTAAATGCCATCGCGCTTGGATTCACGTCGAGCGTCGGCTCGAACATGCAGCATCGCCTCATCAGGTCATTCAAGACCCGTGTACCGGCATCACCGCTGAAAACCTCGGCGTAGTCGCTACGCAGTCTCTTGTCAGCTTCGATATGATCGTTGGTCTTATCCACCTCTCACATCCCTTAATCCGGCGGCGGCGTTGCGTGCCGCCTCTGATCCGGTCTTGGCAATTTTAGCCTGTTGTGCCGCCTCTAACATTTCATCCTGCTGCTGACGCATGGACTTCACTTCGCGTTCCGTCCTGAGCATCAGCGGATTCACATTCAACTGTGCCGCCAGCGTCCTGATCGCCACGTCCGAGTCGATATTTGCCATCGCCGCCGGGTCAATCGTGAGAAGCGGCGTAGCCGAGTTCATCAGTTGCAGGAATGACGTGGATTCACTTGCGCGTTGGGAAAGTGCCAGAGGAGAGGTGTACTGCACATCCAATTTTCGTCCCTGAATCCCCTCTGGCGCATCCAATAGCATTCCCTGATCCTTCAAAAAGCGGAACGCCCGCGAAATAAGCGGCGTCAACCACTCGCTGTAAAGCCTCGATAGCACCGGCGACATGATCTGCAACTTCTGCCGCACCCGCTCCATTACCTCGGTCGCGGTCATGCGGTCGAGTTCGGGCAGGTTAATCAGGTCCATGTAGTAATGCTCATGGATCAAGCTGCGCTGCATTCCAAGCAAATCAACGCCAAGGCGTGGATCGCCGAGTTCAAGCGGTGTAATCGCCCTGCCCTGCATATTATGCCGCACATAGATCATGGAGTTGGGGGCGGTGCGTACCGGACCTTCAATCGCATTGGCCGTCACGGTCAACGGCGGTGATACCGCCTTCTCTGCCGCCTCAATCGTGGTCTTGGCCATTGCGTTAAGCATGGCGATATCAGACAGGGCTGACATGGACACGCTTCGTCCATAAGTCTCGCCCGAATCCCTCGACCACCGCGGCGTAAGGTATGGGAACTCATCGAACCCGCTTTCGCTGATGATATGCTTCTCGCCCACTTCAACGTAAATCGAGCCGACGGGCTTGTTCTTCCCATCTCGTCGCATGGGGTCTGCGTCATCGCGGTAGAAAACGTAGTGGATAATCTCAACTTGCGTCTCTGACTTCTTGATATCTTCTGCCAACTCCCGAACCTTAGCGCTCGGCCCGGGGTCGCGGTTGCCAAACATCGAAACCACTTCCGACGCGGGGGCAGAGTAGCCACGGAAAGACGCCACCACTTCACCGTCGTCATCGCTGACCAGATACATTTCGCTGATCGGGCGGGATGTGAAGCGGATCGAGCCATCGCGTTTATGAACCTGCTGGATACCCGTTCCAAACGCCACAAGGTCGAGAAGAATCTCGAAACTCGAAGTTCCGAACCCGCTCGAAGGGTCGTTGAACAGGTTTAAGAGCCGGCGGGTGGTGTCATCCAGCCAAATGCGTACATCACGCTCACGATTCAAAGCCTCATCCGGCACAGTCAGGTCAAACCACCTGATCGCGGGGTTGGTCAGGAGTGAGTGGAGTGCTGACGCGAACTTGATACAGTCGCGTGGTGCTGTGGCGTCGTAGATTTTTGTGCGACGCTTGCCGCCAGGTGTCTGATTGGAGGTGGTGAACTGGCGCGAAGGCAGAACAAGGTCGGCGACCTCTTGCCAATGTGACTCCCAAGTGCCGCGTTCGCCCTTGGAAGATTCGTACCGCTTGATGATTTGTTCTGCATCCAACGGCATCACCCGCCAAGAAGGGTTTTTCGTTTCACATTCTCGTCACCGAGGTCGCTGGACAGAGAGCCGCCGAGGATGGTGCTGCTGCGCCCCTTCGCACCTGCGGCGCGACGACGTTCGGCGGCTTCCGCTGCCGCGACTTCATCTGCCGATCGGGTTGGGGGTGGGGGTGCTTTTGATCCGCCACCGCCGCCAAAGAGTCCGCCCATGACTTATCTCCGTAAGAAGTTTCCGAGTGCATCATAAGGCTCTTGCTCCACACCAGCAAACCTTTTCATGCTTTGATGGCTCGATTGGCTGATTGCGTGCCTTACCATCATCACCGCGTAGTTGGTCGCAGCCATGATATCGTCACGCTCTCGGACGATCACGCCACGGTCGTTTCGGTGGTACATGCGCTTCTCCTCAAACCACTCGTTGAGGGTGCGAAAGACTTTAAATCGTCCAGTTCGCATACGCTCAAGTATGTCATTCACCACTGGCTCGTTGGGTTGGCCACCGCCTTTCTCATCGTCGTACCTGGCGGAGAACGGCAAAATGTCCACACCCGACTCACGATACTGCTCTGCCAACTGCACTCCGCTACCCTTATCGCGGTTCATGCCGTCGTGGGGCCATGCAACGGGAATCCAATCACCTCTCCGACGGATTGCCGCGGCGTGATATGGAACCGCCTCATTCGCCTGTTTATAGGCGTCGTAGACGTAAATCGTGTCTGTATCCGCGTCGTGGGCGATCCAAACCGCCGCCGCAGGGTGGTTGATGCCAAAGTCAATGCCGCAGATACGCCGCCAGTAGTTCGGAATCTCAAGCGGATCGCAGATAATCTCCTCATCCTGCACCGGATACACCGCACCCACACCCAACATCGGTTGACCACTCTTGCGCGTCGCCCGTTCGTACTCTGGATATGCTGCAAGCAACTGCTCCTGGGCCTTCACATCGAGGTGGGGGCAGTCATCCCACGACGCATTGACGAGGTAGATACCATCCCCACCGCCCAAAACCTTGATAACCACCTCGCCCATACCCATCAGAGGCGTGAAGGTGAGGATTGTGCTGCCCTGTTTGTCCAGTGTGCGGGTGATCGCTTCGGAGAAAATGTCAGCCGGAGGTTCCTCGTCGAGCCAAATCAGGTCTTTGGCCGTACCCTGCCAACGCCGCCGACCCTGCTCATACGTCTTAAACTGGCATTCCGACCACCCACCAGACACATGACGCACCCTCACAAGGTCGGCCACGTCGGGAATACCGGCCTGACGGTACTGCACACCCTTCACATCTACCGCGTCGGCGGGAATCCAGCCGGTCCCGATCTGCCCTACGGGGCCGAGAAGGGCTTTTTGCACAATATCGCGGGACGCTTCGTTCGTTTCCGAACCAACCCAACACTCGATCGCACGATCAAACCGCTTCCCCCTCCACCAGTCGGGGTATCTGCCGGTGAGGTGAACGCCGACCTCTGCTGCTCCTGTTCGCGTCTTTCCAGACCTGTTGCCTGCCATGATGCAGCGGAGGTAGTTGTCAGCGCCGGCAGCGTGAAAACGCTCCTGCCAAATGTACGGCCCACCGTCATGCCCGCTCTCCGCCGTACCCGCGTACATGGAACCGATCTGATCCCTGCTCTCCGCTTCCAGCAAAGCCTCAAGTTCGCGCAGTAATTCTTCTTCGACCTCTGTTGTGACTTCCGCTTCGCTCATGCCCGCAGTATACTAAGACCGTGACGAAACACACACACATATCAGAAATAGCCACCTAACACGGCACTCACGTCGCCGTCGTCGTGGCCTGCGGGCAAAGACGGTTTCCATGCTGGAAGGAACTGTATTCCCGCACACGCACTACGCCGCGAAGCACCTGCGCCCGCACAACCGGGATAGCACCAAGCATAAGACGTAGAGCAAGCGGAACATCCGCCTGAGCCGGCGACGACACACTACTCAGGATAATCCGGAACCGCACCCAGGGTGAAACGTGAGGCTGGGTAAACACCTCACACGGTATAATTACCGTACCCCCGCGAAGGGGTCGGTATATCCACTCCCAATCCCTTACCCCTTAGCGCACAGCGCAGAACAGGAAACACACATGAACCGCGAACTCTACAAAATCATCACCGCCACAAATACAAACCGCCTCGAAGAAGAAGTTACCACACTCCTCGACCAAGGGTGGGAACCACACGGCAACTTCACCCACGCCAACGGACGCTTCTACCAAGCACTCGTCAAACCAAAAAAACAAAGCGCAGGCAAAGCGTTGACACCAAAGACCGACAAAGTAAAATAACCAGTCCAGTCACGCCATCTTCGGCACAGCCACCTCACGACATCAAAATCGTGGGGTGGTTTTTTTGTGGGACTCCAACATGGGACTCCAAATAACCCATCCGACCCCTGTTGTCTAATTCGATAAATTGATTTTCGGGCGAGATGTGGGAGGGGGAATAACACACACACACCCTCACGCCCCTTGGGGGGGTGCCACCCCTCAATCCACGATATGTACACCATCATCATCGTCACCGCTGCTATCTATATTAGTAGCAGGTCGTGCGTTGATATCGTTGTCGGTATCGTCGCTGGAAGGCGACACACTAGACACAACACGTTTCAGCATGTTGCGCTTGTCGCCTTCCGGCAAGCGGTCCATAATCGACGTGATGGATTGGGGTGAATCGACAAGACGAGCGAGCACAGCGGCGCGCAGTTCGGCAAGTGAGCGGTTAGGGCCATCGTCGATTTCAATCTTTTGCTCAACCTTGCCCATTGTCCTATCGAGCACAAGGCGAGCAGCCTCAACGTCGCCAGCCTCGGCCTTAACGATCAATGCGGTAATGATGCGTCGCACGTCGTCGCCGTCAATTGCGTCATACATGGCGGCCTTGAGCGTGCTCACCTTAGCGATATGCATGTTGCCCTTTGGATTACAAATAGAGCCAGGTAGAAGCCTCCCCTTCTCATCCCTTCGCACAAGGCTATCACCAGTAGCCTCTACCTTTTTTCTTTTAACCTTTGTTTTCCGCTTGTATTTACGCTTCGCCATACGTGCAATTTACACCCACTATCAAAAAAAAACAAAAAAACATCTAAACACCCCTTGACACTGTTGCCGATAAAGATATCATTAGGGCATGTAATCGACGTGATTGCTGAACAATTCACCGTCATTTGAAGGGTAATACAATGAAAAACAAGCCGTACCGAACTACGCAAGATATCGCCAATGACTACGCTGGCCATATTTGCACAATTAACGGTGAGCCGGGCAAAGTGACCGGCCGCCTTAACCGCTTTGCTACGGTTGGATCATTCTGCGGAACATATCAAGCCGAATTTGCATGGTCCACCGTTGAGCGCATTATGCGAGACGGTTATGGCGAATTTGAAGTCTAATCACAGTTAATATCCACCACTATTTGAAGGGTAAAAACAATGTCATTCATGCAACAACAGATTGAGCAGGGGTTCGCATACGTTATCGAAACAGATTATTGGGGATCGTTTGTCGTGCCTTCCGACGTTTGCGGAGTCATTGACGGTCTTGAGGCCGTTGGCGATTACATGGACGATGATGAAGTAACCAATGAGTTTATTCACGCATGCAACACCTTGCGTGATTATGTCGATGGCAAGATTGTGTCGATCGAGCTTGCCGAGGGTTACTTGGCGCGCATGTCCGCCCCCGGTTACACGGATTGTACAGACTGGAGTTTGTATGAGACTGAGGCAGAAGCGCGAGACGCGCTCACCGATATGTATGGCGACTATGGCGACGATGAATAACACCTATCGCACGGCGCGCCTTAACGGGTTCGCCATGCCTTTACTGTCCGCCTCACCACCACTTTTTGAAGGGTAATACAAATGCGAAACGAACACCCAAACGACGTGTTTATTAACTGGACAAGCGAAGAAAGCATTAAGAAAGCTGAGCGCAAAAAACAGCACCTTGAAAACCTTGGCCTTGTTCCGATCAAAACCGTCTCGTGGTCCGATGGTGCTGTCATAACCTACGCCAAGCCCAAAACCGTCTAATCACTGATTCGCAACCATCAATTGAAGGGTAATCAAATGTCTTACGAACACGATCAATTCACCGCGCACGGCCTCACCGTCAAGATTATGTCCGATGATGATCCAATGAACCCGCGAGACTGGGACAACGCCGGCGTTATGGTTTGCTGGCACAATCGGTATGACCTGGGCGATAAGCACAACCATGCCGACCCCGACGCCTTGTTCGCCGACCTGTTCACCGATGCGGCAGAATCTATGACCGATGAGGCCATCCGCGCCATTGCCATTGAAGCGATACGCGCAGACTATGGCCGAGACGATTACGCCGATTACTACCGATATTGGCGCGACAATGGCGGAGACAAGCGCGATATGCTGCAAGATTACATATCAGACGCGCTCAACAACGGCGTCAAACTGTCCATCATTGATGCGCTCGAATCTGCCGGTTACGTCATTCTCCCGCTTTATCTTTATGACCATAGCGGTATCAGCATGAGCGTAGGCGCGTTTTCCTGCCCCTGGGATAGCGGGCAGGTCGGCTACATTTACTTAACACCGCAGACAATCGCCGACGAATGGCAAGGCGATCGGGACAAGGCCGAAAGATACCTGCGCGGTGAAGTTGAAACCTACGATCAATACCTAACCGGCGACGTTTACGGGTTCATCATCGAGGATGATGAAGGCGATACGCTCGAATCATGTTGGGGATTCTACGGCGAGGATGATTGCAAGGCCGAGGCTATCGCAATGGCTGAACATTGCGCCCAGTCCGTAGGTTTGCAGCATGGTGCAGGCATTTAACACCTTCGCGCCTCATGCCTCACCGGGCATGACGCGCCTTTACAAGCGCCATTGTGGCGCGATTCGCAACGCATCATTGAAGGGTAATCAAATGTATGGAAATAAAACACTATCGAGCTATATCGAATGCGCCTTATGGTCATCATCCGATGACGACGGCGAACCACTCGACAAAAAACATAGCGCAGCCGACATATCGCCGGAAGCCGTCGCGTCGATGGAGGCCGATATTGAATGGTTCGAGAATGCAGCCGGCGACCTGCTCGACGGTATCGACCTTGCCCAAATCGGTCACGATATTTGGCTTACGCGCAACGGCCACGGCGTAGGCTTCTGGGATCGTGGACTTGGAGAGATTGGCGATAAACTTACCGAGATTTGCCAAAATATGGGCAAATCAAGCCTGTATATCGGCGACGATGGGCTGGTTTACGTCGCATAACACCACTTGACAACGTTTCCGATTATGGTAACATGGTATCGGATTGACTGGACAACTCACCATCATTGAAGGGTAAAGCAATGACAACTATCGAGATTCAGCAAGAGGCATTGAGCCGCGCTCGCGGCAACCTGTCAACGTCAAACTATGCCGCGATAATCGCGGGATTCATGGACAAGGGTATCGCGCCGGACGATATCACACCCCGCGTCAACGTGTTGACGTTTCACGCATGGAAGGCGATTGGCCGCGTCGTGAAGAAGGGCGAGAAGGGCATAAAGGTTACAACGTGGATACCTATCAACGAGAAGCGCGACGCGGCCGGCAAGGTGACGCGCAAAGGCGGCGCGCGACCACGTACCGCTACCGTGTTTCATATATCGCAAACCAAACCTATCGACTGACACTTTCCCCGCGCGCCTCAACAGGCTTGCGGGGACTTTCACGCGGCAACGTGCCGCAGTTTAATCACGCTCAGATTGAAGGGTAATCAGATGGGCAAGGATGAAACCATGAAACCGGACGAAACAGACCTATGCAACGAAGGCTATAGCGCGACGTACTGCCCAGAGGACAATAAAATCCGGCTTTATACGGATCGAGTCGAGCGCAGCACGTTTCTTTGGCTTCGCGCCATCGGCTACAAAGCCACACCAAAGCAATCGTGCAGCTTTGTAGCTACGTGGTCGCCTCGCGCTGAAGATGCCGCATTTATGATGATCGCAGACGGCGACGACATCGGCGACGAAGACGAAACGCCAGAGGATCGCGCAGCCGATCGCGCCGAACGCTTCGCCATGTACCGCGAGAAACGACGCGCAGAGGCTCACGGCTTCGCCGACACCTACGAAGCCAGCCCGGACGCCTACGGCCACCAGAACGCAGCCAAGGCCGAACGCGCAGCAGCGAGACGCGACCGCATCGGCGGCAAGGCTTGCAGCCAATGGGCCAAGGCCGAGTATTGGCAATACCGCACCGCCGGCGTGATCAGCCACGCACTGCACAAATCAGACGCCAGAACTCGACGCCTTCGCATTTTGAGGCTTGAGGCCGATCAGAGGCGATGGGGCAAGCATTCGCCGCGATGGGATGCGCATTTTAACTTGCGCCTCGAATATGAGCGTGCCATGCTCGCCAACGAAGGCGGGAGCGCTGGCGATGTCGAAATGAAGCCAGGCGGGAAGCTGGGGAGCCACCTGATTACCAAAGTAAACAAATCCAACGCGACAGGCGCGGTTGTTTCCGTCAATGTTCACGCGCCAAAGCAAGAGGGCGAAGGGTGGGATTATCGACGCCGCGGCAATACCCTGCTTATCAACGTGCAGCGGTTCGGTGAAAGCGTTTACACACCGCCCACCCCGGAATCGCTCGCAGAATTGGCCGAGATTACAAAGGCGAGCAAGGCGAAAACCAAAGCCCGCAACGCCAAATCGCCCAAACTCATTAACCCCACCGATGAGGACGCCGAGCGCA